ACGTGACGGTGGATGTTGCGTCTCTGTGCCTGAAAACCGGTAACGCCGCTATTCTGCGCGGTGGGAAAGAGACATGGCGCACCAACGCCGCGACGGTGAAAGTCATTCAGCAGGCGCTGGAAGAGTGCGGCTTACCGGCGGGTGCCGTACAGGCGATCGAGAGCCCGGACCGCGCGCTGGTCAACGAAATGCTGCGCATGGACAAATACATCGACATGCTCATCCCACGCGGTGGCGCGGGCCTGCACAAGCTGTGCCGCGAGCAGTCGACGATTCCGGTGATCACCGGCGGTATCGGCGTGTGTCATATTGTTGTCGACGACAGCGCTGAGATTGAACCGGCGTTGAAGATTATCGTTAACGCGAAAACCCAGCGTCCAAGCACCTGTAACACCGTAGAAACGCTGCTGGTGCATCAGGATATTGCGAACACCTTCCTGCCTGCCCTGAGCAAACAGATGGCAGAGAGCGGCGTGACGCTGCATGCTGATGCCAGTGCGCTCGCACTGCTGAAGGATGGCCCGGCTAACGTTGTTCCCGTCAAAGCGGAGCAGTACGACGATGAGTTCCTGTCCCTGGATCTGAACGTGAAAATCGTTACCGATCTCGACGACGCCATTGCGCACATCCGTGAACACGGCACGCAGCATTCTGACGCGATCCTGACGCGCACCCTGCGCAATGCCGATCGCTTCGTGAACGAGGTGGATTCCTCTGCGGTCTATGTGAATGCCTCCACCCGCTTTACCGACGGCGGCCAGTTCGGCCTCGGCGCTGAGGTGGCGGTCAGCACGCAGAAACTGCACGCGCGCGGTCCGATGGGGCTGGAAGCGCTGACCACGTACAAGTGGATCGGCTTCGGTGACGATACGATTCGTGCGTAAATAATCACGGGTGATGCAAAAATAGCCGTTTGATTCAAAAGGGCATTGACGCATCACCCGGATAGATCTAACCTTTTGCCCCGTGGTTACGCTCGTAACCGGCCTCTCAGGGCCGATATAGCTCAGTTGGTAGAGCAGCGCATTCGTAATGCGAAGGTCGTAGGTTCGACTCCTATTATCGGCACCATCTCAACTTCCCTAAACGTCCGTATTAGTCTATAACTTATCTGATTTATAACGTTTTTTATTCTTTTAAGTCCATAGTAGTCCGTAACCATCCAGTAGAATCCGGTACTGAATGTGTATAGGATTGTGTATATGTTCCTGTTCGGTCCGGATTCCTATACACATGCCTTTAAACGATATGCAGATTCGCCGCGCTAAGCCTGAAGCTAAAGCCTATACACTTGGAGATGGGCAAGGGCTTTCATTGCTTATAGAACCTAATGGAAGCAAGAGCTGGCGCTTCCGCTATCGTTTTGCCGGTAAACCAAAAATGATCTCGCTTGGTGTATACCCAACGATCACACTTGCCGATGCGCGTTCTCGTCGTGACGATGCCCGAAAACTGGTCGCCGAAGGAAAGAACCCGAGTGAGGTTCGAAAAGAGCAGAAGATTGCTTTACAAACCGAGTCTGAAAGCGCTTTCGAAAAGATAGCCACAGAGTGGCACCAGATGAAATCTGCCAAATGGTCGGAAGGATATGCCTCTGACATCATGGAAGCGTTCAAGAACGACATTTTTCCTTATGTTGGAACAAGGCCAGTGGGGGAGATTAAACCGCTAGAGTTGTTGAACGTTCTGCGTAAAATTGAGAAACGTGGTGCATTGGAGAAAATGCGTAAAGTGCGACAGCGTTGCTCTGAGGTTTTTCGCTATGCGATAGCAACAGGAAGAGCAGAATTTAATCCTGCGGCAGATCTCTCAAGTGCTCTTGAAGTACATCAATCCAATCATTTCCCGTTCCTAAAAGCTGATGAGATACCGGATTTCCTGCGTGCCTTAGAGGGTTATACCGGGAGTAAGCTTGTTCAGATAGCCACGAAGTTACTGATGATTACAGGTGTACGAACCATCGAATTACGTGCGGCCTTATGGTCAGAATTTGATCTGGATAACGCAATTTGGGAAATTCCTGCTGAAAGGATGAAAATGCGTAGGGCGCACCCTGTACCATTGTCGACTCAAGCGTTAGATTTACTCAATGAACTCAAGATCATGTCAGGGAACTATCGTTATGTTTTTCCTGGACGGAACGATCCGAAGAAACCTATGAGCGAAGCAAGTATTAACCAAACTATCAAACGCTTAGGATATGATGGAAGGCTCACAGGACATGGGTTTAGACATATGATGTCCACGTTGTTGCATGAAAAAGGTTTTGATTCAGTATGGATTGAAACCCAACTAGCGCACGTTGATAAGAATAGTATACGTGGAACATACAACCACGCTTTATATATTGAGAGGCGTGCACATATGTTGCAATGGTATTCCGACTATTTATGGAATGTAAAATGAGCATAAACAATAAACACATTGATACTATCTTAAATGCTGTTGACGAAGATTCTCTTGCAATTTTCGTTGGTGCTGGTGTTTCAAAATCTTCTGAAAATGAAACAATTAAATTACCTAGCTGGGGCGATCTAATTGAAGAATTAAAAACAGAGTTAAATATTGACTATGAAGTTGACTATTTAAAAGTTGCGCAGTTATATTTCTTAGAGTTTGGGGAGCATTTATATTATAAAAAAATAAAGTCATTTTTCCCTTCAGATATACCTCCTTCAAAAATACATAAACTGATTTTTGAAGTTAACCCTCATGTCGTCATAACAACAAATTGGGATTGTATACTTGAAAGTGTTACTCGTGATAATGCTTATATTTATGGTTTAGTCGCAAGCGACAAGGATTTAATGAAGTCTAGCTTGGATAAAAAGCTAATTAAAATGCATGGAGATTTCTCAAATCATAATATCGTGTTCAAAGAAGATGACTATATAAACTATGAGTTTAACTTCCCATTAGTTTCAAATTATATTAAGAGCATTTTATCTACACATACCGTCTTGTTTCTTGGGTACTCTTATAATGATTTTGATATTAAGCAAATCATCAAATGGACTCAGAATCATTCAAATATTAGGCCGCCAATGTTCTTAGTGGTATTCAAAGCAGATCCTGCTCAATCTAAATATTTGCTAAGTCATGGAATCACAACTATAGTATTAGATGATAAATCTGCGGTAGATCACTTCAACAATTACTATACTAGCCAGTTATATAATTTTTTGCTCTTAATTAAAAACAAAAATATCTCTAACGTATCGCCTAATAATATAATTAAGCAAGTTCATAACAGATTGTTGCCCCTAAATACACTTGAGGGAATACTTGCAGAGCAAGTGATTAAAAGTTTGACTAATTGTGGTTTGATTTATACTAACACGGATGGTAAACCGCGCGCATTTTTATATTTTTATAATAAAGAAGCAACAATTGATTTTAATGAAAGTTTAAGAAGTATTTACTCACAGTTTGTGATGGTTGTAAAAAACAATGATGAAAAAGAAAGTAAATCTATTACTAATAAATTAGAACCTATTTTTAATATATTGAAAAAGGCTGATATAAGTGGGATAATTATAGATGAAAAGAAAGAAAATGCTGTAGTGTTTAGTGAGGGCAATGATAGTGAATTGAATAATATTCATTTTGATTTTAATTATGAAAAGGAATTTGATTATACTAGAAAAGGCAGGTCATCAATTAACCTGACGTATGACCGCATTGATCCATATGTATTCTATCAAAATGGACACAATGAATTAGCATACATGGCATCAGAAGATCTTATATCTTATGATCTAAAACTTAAAAATTATGCATCACTTCTGCTTACCCTCTTCAATCAAAATGTTATCCTGCATCAGTTGAAGTATGGTTTTTATACGAATGATAAATATAATGAAATCGAGTCGAATAATATTCTTGAGATTTTTGAAGGATTCCCTAGAAAAATAAGGCGTTCAGTATCAATGGTTTTAGAGTTAGTTAATTTCAACTATCTCTTCAATTTTAATTATACTATTGACTCACTTCTGGTAAAAGCTAAGGATAGGAAAAATAGCAATAGCTTGTTCTCTTGGGATTCAGAGGAATTTAAACCTGAATTTTTGCATATGAATTTAGTTAATTTTGTAATGAAAAATGGATTCTTGATTGATGTATATAAAGAGTTTCGATACGCCATTAATAAATTCATCCAGATAATTATCACTAAGCAAAAGAAAGAAGATAGCATAACTTTGAAAAAGGAAGAGTTATTTTCTTGCATAAAGTATATTGAAATTAAAAAACTACGTGAATACTTCAAAAATATCAGAAGCAAGAGCTATTTGTTATTAGATGTATGTGATGATGATGCTCGATGGTTAGTAGACCGTGTTTTTATAAATTTAACAGAGTCGTATATTACTGATAATAAATTTTACAGTAAGAGTGATGATTATATTGTTAAGCTGTTTTTTTTAATTTCTAATTCAAAAGAGATCGAAGACCACAAAAGCATCGTTTATGATGTGGTTATTAAGTTGCTCAGCCACAATGCTAACTCTATCCAGTTAATTGAGGCTATAGACGATTTTATTACTATAGGTTTTAATAGACTTCTATTAAATTATAATAAGGATTTCGTAGAGAAAGTTGTTGTATTGATAGTTTCTAAAGTAGCTGAGGGGAGAATAAATGGCTCTGAAAGAATAGCATTTATAACAAAAGGCGTTCAAAATATTTTCTTGGTCGCTAAAGAATTAAAAGTAATGTATAAAGATAAAGATATGGCGAAAGCATTAGTGATGCAATTATCAAACATGAAAGATGATGATAAAGCTCGCTCTGTAGAAACTATTATATATGAGTTACATTTGATTGCTAACGCCCCAGTAAAAAACATACTTGTTGAATATGTTAAATCAATTCCATTGTCAAAACTGAATCCTAATAAAAAATTACGGCTTGGATTGTTTTTAATGGCATCTGGGATCTCTCCGGCTGATTCATCACTTGCTAAAGATGCTGAAAATTTAATGGGGCAATTTAGTAAGCATAAATATGCAACAGAAGCTCTTGCATATGAAGATGTTTTGAGATTCTTGGTCGAGAAAAAAGGCATGGAAGATTATTTACCTGCTCTTAGTAAAATAGAGAGTATCACTAAGAAATTTGAGATCTAATAGCAAGCATTGATAAGAGATAATTAAATTCTTTCTCAGTGCTAGCGCGCAATGCTCTCCCCGCCCCGCCTGCCCGCTTAAGGGGATGCTTTTAATGCAGGTGCATGACCGGCCTCATAGCGCGGCAGTGCTGGCGCTGGCGGGGGATTCAGTGTCGGTAAAACGCATGCAAAACCATGCACCTTATGCATGCATGGCTTAATTCGGGAAAAAGGGCGGGATTTACGGGGATTTTTTGACGGCTACTGCGCAGCCAGCTTAGCGCGTTTTCGGATGTAATTCTGGTTTTGTGCAGGCGTGGATTTTTCACGATTATCATCCCGCGAAGCCGCGTCAGGTCTGAATCCGATGGCTATTAAAATGTCATTATCCTGTGTGGCATAATTTATTTTTTCACCGGCTGCCAGCCAGACCGACAGCGCTTCACGCAGATAATCGACTGAATGCTGCATCACGCAGTGTTTTACAGCGGGATGCTGGTTGCTATAGCCCATCAGCTCAGGTGCAAGAGCGGCTGTCAGTTCCGCGCCGTGCGTCTGCATAAAATCATTCAGGCGGTTACGTATGCTGATGCGCTGCACGTCCTCATGCGAACGAATATAGCGACCGGCAGCCTGATTAATCTCCCATTTTTTTACGTCGATAATATCGCGCAGCGTTTGCAGGTTGCGGGAGCTTTTAGTCTCACCGGTGGCTAACAGTTCTCCGTATTCCTGTTCGGCGTCAGCCAGCTCCTGTTTGCAGTTCAGCCATTTGGCTTTGTTATCCTGGCAGGTTTCAAAAGCCTGCTGTAGCGTTGATGTTGTCATCAGGGAGCTCCGTCGACGTTATAGACTTTGTTTTTTTAATGTCCCTGAATGAGCAGAGATAAATTCATCTTCCATTAAATCATTCTCAGAAGGTGGCCGTATGATCGTGTCAAGAGATTCCATCGTCCGGAATGTGGCCGAACAGAGAATATTGGTGCACTGGTAATAAATCTGTTTGACTGTTTCGGAAAGATAGCGGCTGGTACGTGTCCGTGTCGGACACTGACAGAACGGGCAGTGCATCATGGCAGCATTCCCCGTGCTTCAAGGTCAGCCTTACGCGAACTCAACTTGTCAAAGTAGGCCTTGCGCTGTCCAGCGGTTACTGCAACGCCGTAATCCATATGTGGCAGCGTCTCAGCCGACAACCCGACTTTAAAAAGTAGCGGCTCGTCAGCCAGACGGATATGACAGTTTTTCACTGCTTCCTCAAGCCGCGCTTTTACATACTGCATGACAGCTTTATCCGGGGCTGTGTAACCCTGATTCCCGATGGAGTTAGCGAGCGGATTACTCATCACCAACATTTTGAGTTTCATCGCCCGGACAAGCGTCCCGCATGTATCATGCAGCGCGTTATCCAGTTCTTTTTCCGCGTACTGACTGAGCACGTTGTGATGTGCCTGGCGGTAGGCTCTGGCCGTACTGTCGCAGTTACCTTTCAGCCGGTCGCATTCAAATGTCAGCACCTCAGCGAGCTGGTCACACTCCTGTACCAGTTCACGTGAAGCTACACGCGTCAGATGCTGTTGTTTCAGCTCGTCCGTCAGCACCGCACCACCTGCACGAAATGCCGTGCGCCATTCACTCGCTTCACTACCGCTCTCGAGCTCAAGTTCTTTTTTTTGCTGTGCGGTACGGGCAATAGCATTGGCTGTGTCATCAATCATGCGGGCGTTTTCAAGATGTGCGGCTCTGGCCGCGCCTAGTTGCCAGAATGCCGAAGACAGATAGTCAGGAATGGTCGTGGTGGTCATGGTGTTACTCCTCAGTGATGTCAAGCTGAGGTGATTCTGCATCGCGTTGTACAACAACTCGATCCAATACAGTTGTGGCAGAAACCCCACAAACGGAGGCTACAAAAGCGGCTGGCCAGAAAAAGGTCGCAGGATAACCGTCTCTCTCTGATTGTTTTTTTACATATAACTATTCACTACTGTTCACTTTAAGAAAAAATATAAACAATACATAAAGTTAAAGAGTGAACAGTTGAGAGAAAAGTGTTCACCAACTGTTCACTACTGTTCACTCGTCCATTAATCGCGAATGTAAATTTTCTGCTTCAGCGCCTATTAATTACTGACATTAAATCGTTAAAAAACGATTGGCATTTCACTTTAATTTTTACCAGTTGCTTCCAGAGGGCTCTAGAGGCAATTAGAGTAGTTGTAGTCATATATTATTCGATTTGATATTTTTGGTGCCTGATTTCCCCCTGTTGCATTGAGGAAAAATATTCACACAATAGAGAGCTACCCGATTCCGGACGGATAAGTTCGGATCTCTGTGGATATTAATGAGGTAGCGTTATGCACACAGCTTTATCAGTACCAGCTTCCCGCTCTTGCGCACATTTAATGCCAGTTTCAGCCCCGACTCAGGAGCGTTTTTTACGCCTCCCGGAAGTGATCCATCAGTGTGGCCTGTCACGCTCCACTCTCTACGATTTAATCGCCCGTGAGGCTTTCCCGGCGCAGGTCTCTCTCGGTGGGAAAAACGTCGCCTGGCTCCAGTCTGAGGTGACTGCGTGGATGGCGGAACGCGTTGCACACCGTGACCGGAAGTGTGACGCATGAATCAGAACCGCTTTCAAATAACCCCTTTTTCTGGCTTGCATCTGTTGTGTGTTTCCTGGTACAGTTTTCTTGCTGTCGCAAAATCGGCAGCCGGGATTTGCAGCCCGTGTAATTCACAGGCGACACAACACGCGCCTTGCGTGTTTTTTTACGTCGTAGCTCAGGCACACCTATATTTCGGGCTGTGGTGTTTACACCGTGGTTCCAGTCAAATAATGGTGGCTCGAGTGGGGCAGTCTTCGGACTGGCCGGTATTCTGTGAAGCCGGTACTGCAAACCCTGTTCGGGTCACCACCAATGAGATTTGCAGCTCCGGTGGTGGCGTTAACCGCTATTCACAGGAGGTTGCCCTAATGGCTACGACCCTCACCCAGTCTCACCCCAAATTTATCTTTGTGTTTGCCGCCGTTCGTCGCGCAGACCGCAAGCCCCGTATCTGTATGCTCCGCACTGTTGCCGGTGACGAACAGGCCGCCCGTCGCTCCCTTATTCGCGATTACGTGCTTTCCCTTGCTGCCCGTCTGCCGGTCGCGGAGGTGTGCCATGCATAACAACACTCAGAGCGTCTCAGCGCGTTGTGAGGTTCAGGAACATCTCAGCCCTGAGTCATTCCATAAACTCAGCCGCGCCAGCGCCATGTCGCATTTCGTCGGGCTGGATTTGCAACAGCGTGAACTCTCCGGCCTGCACCAGCTTTCAGTTCCTCATATTCTGAGCTATCTGCATGAGGACATCAGTTATGTGCTGGAGGAGCTCAAGGCTAAAGGCCTGTGTCGGGATTTCATTGCCCCGTCATCTGTGAACGGAGGTGAGCACCATGTTTGATTTCCCTCAGCCGGGTGAAACCTACAGATGCTCTGGTTTTCCTGATGTGGTGGTGTCTGGCGTGCTAGCCGACGGTATTCCGTGGGATTTGCCGTACCGCTGTCCGGGGTTGGTCTGGAACCCGTACCGGCGCACCTACACCATCCTTATTCGTATTATTGCCGGTGGCAGCATGGCAGAAATTCCGCTCCGTCGTTTTTTGCAGGACTTTACCTGTGAGCGCCCCGACGTATTTAAGCGCAGCCCTGAAAACCGTCACGCTGTTTTATGTGAAATTGCAGCTGACCCGGAATTACAGCAATACCGCGCGCGAAATATCGACAAGTATCCGGGTGATATTTCTACGGTCAGACGGCCAGCGCCGGTGGCGCGAAAATGGCGGAATAATTCTGCAACGGAAGCAGAAATAAAACCGGATAACAGCTACCGCCATTATCTGTAATTAAAAACGACACCCAAAAATAAAATGTGCGTATCTGCGCAGGGATACGCACGTGTTCAGGAGACGGAATCATGCCTGTTAATAACCCGGCCTTAATACAGAAAGAGCGCCTTGCCGCGTTCAGTCAGAATGACCTCAACTGTCTGGAAAACCTTTGCAACGTCGGCAGGCTCGTCGGCGAACCGATGCAGGTGCAGGACTGCACCACTATGTGCCGCGACACGGCGCAGCAGTTACAGCTCACCTCCGTGATTTACCTCATGACCGCCCGGCTCGATGGTGTGGTCGGACGCTGCAACCAACGCTGGCTGACCGGGGAGGCTGATGTATGAAACAGCCATTGCCGCCCGTATTACGCGCCGCGCTTTATCGCCGTGCCGTGGCCTGCGCCTGGCTTAATCTGTGCGCCCGTCAGCACCGCTATCCACAGCTCACACTCGACGCACTGGAAAGCGCCATTGCTGCCGAGCTGGAGGGTTTCTATCTGCGCCAGCACGGCGAGGAAAAAGGCCGACTAATTGCCTGTGCGCTGCTGGAGGATTTAATGGAAGCCGGAGCACTCAAGGCCGCCCCGTCGCTGTCCTTTCTCGGGCTCGCCGTGATGGATGAACTCTGCGCCCGTCATATCGCCGTACCGGTTGTGCACTGAGGGAGAAAAAAAGATGAAAATGAACGTAACGGAAACAGTCAAACAGGCGTGCGGCCACTGGCCGCGCATTCTCCCTGCGCTGGGTGTACCGGTCATCAAAAATCGTCATCAGGCTTGTCCGGTGTGCGGCGGTTCTGACCGCTTTCGCTTTGATGATAAGGAAGGGCGTGGGACGTGGTTCTGTAACCAGTGCGGCGCGGGTGACGGCCTGAAACTGGTTGAGAAGGTGTTCGGTGTAAAACCGTCTGAGGCAGCCCAAAAAGTGAATGCCGTGACCGGCTGTCTGCAGCCGGCTGCCCCGGAGGCGATGGCGGCCGCAGAGGCTGAAATTGATGCCGACCGCAAAGCGGCGGCCGCGCTGGCCGTAAAACTGATAGAGAAAACCCGCACGGCCACCGGCAACGCCTACCTGACCCGCAAGGGCTTTCCCGGTCACGAGTGTGTCATGCTGACGAGCACGCACAAAACCGGCGGCGTGACGTACCGCGCAGGTGATGTGGTTGTCCCGCTGTATGACGAAACCGGCGCGCTGGTTAACCTGCAGCTCATTGATACTGACGGTCTCAAGCGCACCCTGAAAGGCGCGGCGGTGAAAGGGGCATTCCACACCATCGATGGGCAGAAACAGGCAGGAAAACGCCTGTGGATAGCTGAGGGCTATGCTACGGCACTTACCGTGCATCACCTGACCGGCGAAACGGTCATGGTGGCTCTCTCGTCCGTGAACCTCCTTTCTCTGGCGAGCCTTGTCCGGCAGAAACATCCGGCCTGTCAGATAATCCTCGCCGCCGACCGCGACCTAAACGGCGACGGTCAGACCAGAGCCGCAGCGGCTGCACAGGCCTGTGAGGGAACGGTTGCCCTCCCGCCGGTGTTCGGCGACTGGAATGATGCGTTTATGCAGAAAGGAGAGGAGGCCACACGCAAAACGATTTATGACGCCATCCGGCCAGCGAGCGAAAGCCCTTTCACTACCATGAGTGAGGCGGAGTTTACCGCCATGAGAACCAGTGAAAAGGCGATGCGGGTGCATGAACATTACGGCGAAGCGCTGGCCGTGGATGCAAACGGCCAGCTCCTGTCCCGCTATGAGGCCGGGATTTGGAAAATCATTCCGCCGTCGGACTTTGCGCGTGACGTGGCGGGACTTTTCCAGCGCCTGCGCGCCCCGTTCTCATCAGGGAAAATCGCCTCGGTGGTTGATACCCTGAAACTGATTGTTCCCCAGCAGGACGCTCCTGCGCGTCGCCTGATTGGCTTTCGCAACGGCGTACTCGATACCGGCACCGGCGTATTCAGTCCGCACAGCAAGGCACACTGGCTGCGCACACTCTGTGATGTCGATTTTACTCCGCCGGTGAAGGGCGAAACGCTGGAAACCCACGCGCCGAACTTCTGGCGCTGGCTCGACCGCGCAGCCGGTTCACGTACTGACAAACGGGACGTGATACTTGCCGCACTGTTTATGGTGCTGGCGAACCGCTACGACTGGCAGCTCTTTCTCGAAGTCACCGGCCCCGGAGGAAGCGGGAAAAGTATTCTGGCAGAAATCGCGACGATGCTGGCCGGGGAGGATAACGCCACGTCTGCGACCATCGAAACGCTGGAATCACCACGCGAACGTGCGGCGCTGATTGGCTTTTCGCTGATACGCCTGCCTGACCAGGAGAAATGGAGCGGTGACGGGGCTGGACTAAAAGCCATTACCGGCGGCGATGCGGTATCGGTCGACCCGAAATACCGCGATGCGTATTCCACCCATATTCCGGCGGTGATACTGGCCGTGAACAATAACCCGATGCGTTTCACCGACCGCAGCGGTGGTGTCTCCCGTCGGCGGGTGATTATTCATTTCCCGGAACAAATCGCCCCGGAGGAGCGTGACCCACAACTGAAAGACAAAATTGCACGCGAGCTGGCCGTCATTGTGCGTCAGCTTATGCAGAAATTCAGAGACCCGATGACCGCGCGCACGTTGCTCCAGTTACAGCAGAACTCCGACGAGGCGCTCAGCATCAAACGCGATTCAGACCCGACATTTGATTTTTGTGGCTACCTTGAAGCGCTGCCCGAGCCTGACGGTATGTATATGGGGAATGCGAACATCATTCCGAAGCAGCCGCGCCTGTATCTCTATCACGCCTATCTGGTCTATATGGAGGCGCACGGCTATAAGAATACGCTCAGCCTCACCATGTTCGGCAAAGGGCTGTCGGCCATGCTGAAAGAATACGGTCTGAATTACGGCAAGCGCCGAACGAATCAGGGGATGCAGACCAATCTCGCCCTCAGGGACGAAAGCAACGCCGACTGGCTGCCCCGGAGTGACGAAACCACAGTCCTGTAACCTACCCTGACCGGCATCCGCCGGTCTTTTTTTACCTGCAATCCCGGAAAGTGAACAGTAAAGTGTTCACTGTTCACGGACTATTCACTGTCTATCTTTCTGAAATAGGTAGAAAATAATACCGAGTGAACAGTGTGAACAGTTTTCTATAAAAAAAATTTTTTCGTTGTTTTTGATTGTGCGAAAAATGAACGCTACCGCCAGTGTGTATAGTGATGTGTATAGTTTTATTCTTCGATATTAAATTTTCTTTTAAAATCAGTCTGATGAGTCTTTTTGTTGGTTCCTATTATCGCACCATTCTAACGTCTCCCAAGGTTTACTAAAGTTAACTGAAACCCCTTATACATTGAGCTTTACAGCCCCTTTTAGTATTCCGGCATCTACTAAAGTTTCCTGAAATCTACAGTCTTTTTGGGGACTTATGGTTAGATTTGCTGTTCGGTCTAAAGAAGGTACCCCAGGGTGAAACTAAACGCCCGGCAGGTGTACGCCGCCAAGCCTAAAGATCAGCCTTACAAGCTGACTGATGGTGGCTGGTATCTTTCTCCTGATCAAACCTGATGGAGGCAAATTCTGGCGGCTCAAATATCGTGTATTGGAGCATGATGGCAGGAAAAGCTGCCAGCTGATGTTGATTCTGGCCGGAGGATAGAGGCAGCAGCCGCTGAGCTGGATTTTGATGTTCAGCACGAACCCGAAGAGCAACTAATGATTCTCTTCCGGCCGGATTAAGAAACCCACAACTTCTATGGCAAAGACCGTGCAGCAGGCGCTTTACGGTTTCTTCGTACTGAGCTGGCCTACGTTGCCACAATGCACCCCGATACGCCGGATGACAGGAACAAAACTCGCTCTGCCTGCTGGACGGCGAAAAACTGTAACCCCCCCAGCCCCTCAAACTTGACACTTTTTCGCGAGAAACTGGGAAAAGTGTTAACCCAACCTAACGGATCCTGACGCCTACGAACAGCAGCTACAGCAGAAGTGTAAAGGGCTGGCGTTGAGATTTGTTGAGCCTTGGCTGTTAGCTTTTGTTAATCCTGATGCGAAGCAGGGCAGGTGTCAGCCTGTTATGGTTTGTTATGCCTT